GCAATTTTCTCTATCAAACCAACAATTTCTGAATATAGTTCGTGCCGCATTGATACTGTCCGCTACTGGTGTTCTCTCAATTATCCGTGTTTTGTAGCCAGCTGCACGAACAATTTCCTCTATAGATTTGCCGTTGCTTGCCAATGTTTTGTTCTGTGCGTCATGCGGTAGCCAGAGCGTGTCATACATATATCCGTAGGTCTGCATAAGCGCCAAGTAATGGCTAATCGTCTTCTGTGAGTCTTCTACATAGCGTATTAGCCTAGTCTCCATGCCTACAAACTGTAGAAACCATATCGCTGTGCTATCTGCCCAGCCCAAGTCAAATATTGCGTGTACGGGCTTTGTAGGGTCATAGGCAACTTTTGTGATGCGCCCGTCTAACTCTGCTACTTGCATCTCATTGGCAAAGATAGCGCCATCTACTGTAAGCCGACACAGACCTTGCCATACTGTTTGATAGGCTGAAGGGTCACGGCTCTTGAGTGCGTCTTTTTCTAGCGCCAGCGTTTCGGGAAACCATGGGTTATCAGACCAGTTAATCTTTTGAACAACTGCACCGTCTGGCGGTTTAAGCACAAAGCGCTGATATGTCTCGTCTGTTTCCAACTCAGGGTTGAATGTGACCCATATTTCGCTTTGCTCTTTACGAATCGTAGGAATTAGGGTATTCCATGACATTCGGCTAACAGTCTGTGCCTCTTCAACCCAGCAAATATCTATGCCTTCGTAAGATTTGACATTAGCCACATTGTTCTTCAAGCCAATAAAGGCAAACTCTGAGCCGTTTTTGCCTCTGATGCTGTTTTGTGTGACTTCGTAAATACTGTGCATATTCATCAACTCGATTTGGTCGCACAGCAACTTATGCACCGAGTCTTTGATTGAAGTCTGATATTCCCTAGCGCAGAGAACACGAATCGGGCTTCGAGCGCCCATGATGAGCAATGCCTTGGCTACGCTGTGAGACTTGCCAGCACCTCTGCCCCCGTAATAGATTTTGTAGCGCGCCTTGTCAAACAGACTCGCCATTTTGACGGGAAACTGTGCGTTGGATTCACTCATTAGGCTTGTGGAAAGTCACATTGATGCCTGTAAGTGGCTCACCATCTGCGCCTGTTACTTCGTGCTTTGTTGTCTCAGACCAGCGCATCTGCGTTTTTGTCCACCAGATAAGACTTGTCGTATCACCCGATGTAGCCTTCTGAAACAGCGTCTTGGCTATCTGCCCATTGGCTTTTGCCTTGCCCATGTCCAGTTCAGCACGATAGTATTTTCTAAGCGTCTTATCGTCTATGCCTACAAGCACAGCGATTGATTCATGGGGCAAGCCTATGCCCGAACTTGACTCGACAAGTTTTCTTGTTTCAGGCGTAGGAATATGTGAATCCATTTTATATAGGGGAATTGGTTATTTAGTTTACATTTTCCGTGAATTCAAAGGTCGCTGTCAACCTAGCCTCTGAAGTAGTGCCTCTTAACACGCCTTTAGCAGTTGGCGGGGCTAGTCTGCTTGGCTTTCTTGTCATTACCCAATTCTTTGAGTATTGCAACCCTTGTATGAATGCGGGCGAACTTGTCACTAGCGTCATTCTCATCTTGTCTTTTTTGTACTTTCTGGCTACTTCTGACATAAATCTAGAGCCTAGCCCTATGCCTTGATAATCTGGCTTAACAACGATTCTGTGTATTCTTTTTAAGTTCTTGACGCTTGGGTGAGGGAAATGCAAGACAGAGCACCATGCGACGGGTTCTTTGCCTATCTCGCAGATGTAGCGATGTGCTGCATTGTTGTGGTCGTGACTTAGATAGTGAAAGTCCATGAATTGCTTCCACTCTGATTGTTTGGCTCGTCTGATATGGCATTTGATTTCTGGTCGCCTAAGTAACCTCCGAGAAAATTCCATCTTATTGCAGTCAAACACCCAGTCTGGCTCTAGCCATTCTTCTATGTCATAGTGGCAACTTACGGCAATAAACTGCTTATCTTGCTTGCGGATAAACTTCTGTATTGCAGCTGAGCCTATACAAGCGACTTGTCTATCAACGACAGATGTGAACTCGTCATAGATGAACGGCTCTTTGGCTTCTAGTATCAATCGAGCCAGTTCTGCCCTCATCTTTTGCCCGTTTGACAGTACATTGAATGGTTTAAGCCAATCAGGCGGTGATGCAAAGCCTACTTTTGATAGTATTTCGGTAATATCTTTAGCAGAATGTTCACCAAAGTCATCAATTATTGACTTGCCAGCCCACTCAAAGCCGTCAAAGAATCTGAAATCTTTAAAGACTTGCCGCGCTATAGTGGTTTTCCCTGTGCCTGATGCACCAACAATAAGACCGACATTCCACTTTATATCTTCTATCGGGATATTTACATCAAATTCTTTTCTTACTGTATCCATGTCACAGTCAAACATTGACTTGACTTTATTAGCCTTGAATGAATCAGAAGATTTAGATTCAACTACAAACTTTGAACTCGGCATTTATAGCCCTCTGAATCTAGTCTGTTAAATATCTTTTCTTGTTCTGCTTCATTACTACATTCAACAATAATATTAAACACTTCTTGGTAGTTTTTGCCCTCTGGCTCTTCATCTACTACCTCATCAAACATCTTTGCTAACTCAACTTCGTCAAAGCCCAAAAGCGTTAAGTCAAAGTTTAAGTCGCTTAATTGCTGAATTTCTAGTTTCAGCACTTCATCATCCCAGCCAGCATTTAGTGCCAGTTTATTGTCAGCAATAATATAAGCGCGTTTCTGTGCGTCGGTTAACTCGCTCAGTTCAATCGTTGGAACTTCTTTATGACCCAACTTCCGAGCTGCAAGCAGTCTGCCATGCCCAGCAATGATGCCGTTCTTGCCATCAACCAATATCGGGTTAGTCCAGCCAAATTCCTTAATGCTTGCCGCAATTTGAGCCACCTGTTCGTCAGAGTGGGTTCGACTGTTGTTCACATAAGGGATTAGTTCCGTGACTTTCTTTTGAGTGATTTTCACTTTTTAGACTTTTTAGATTTTTCAGCCTCTCGCTTTTGCAAGTAAGCAATAGCCACAGCCTGTTTTACTGGCTTACCAGCCTTTATCTCGGTTTTAATATTTTCTTTAAACGCTTTGGGTGTCGCTGACTTCTTGAGTGGCATCATCTTTCTCCAGTTCGGATAGTGTCCATTGGCATTGCTGAATTGCACCATTGATTTGATGCAGTTGTACTTCCAATTCCTTACCTTTGCTGATTAAGTCTTGGATTCTTAGGTTAATTAGTTCTTTAGTCATTAGCAGTTCCAGTTCTTTAGTGATGCTTTAGCGCGTTCTGCGGGTCCCTTGGCGTTCTTTACTACGCCTTCCATACGCGCACAGAAAGAGGCTTTGCGCCCTTCGTCTTTCTTAGTCTTGGGGTTTGGGGCTGGTGGCTTTAAATTCGCATTATTCTTTGCGTTGTACTCAGCACGACCCTTTGCGGTCATGCCAGCGCCTTTGTCCGTCGGGTTATAGGTCTTACCCTTACCCGTGGTCTTGTGTTCTATGGGTTTATCGTGCTTTTTCATACTTCCTCTATTACGGCACAAATGTCTTGCCAACTCATTTTTAAGTGACGCTCACCATTTAGGTTTAGTTCCTCAAACTTCAAGTATTCGTCTTTGTAGTCTTTAGCCAATGTGCCAAACATGATTCGGTCACCAACGCTTACGCCTTGAAACAGCGCATCTTCGCCAGCAGCTACAACTGTGCCGATTGATTCAGCCTCTGCCATCAACGATGTGTCTAAGATTAGTGATTTGACCCGTGGTTCGGGCTTGACAATGATTTTGTCGCGTAAAGGTTTAACAATCATTCTGTCACCTCCGCTTTTACTTTTGGCGGTCTACCCATGCGCTTGGGTTTCTCAACGGGCAAAAAGCCCCCCGTTATTTCGGGGGTAAGTTTGGCAACTGCTTTGCCTTTGTATTCGCCACAAGTTTCCTGTGGGCTTCGATTCTGATATGTCGGATATCTACGGCACAAACCAAAAATGGAATTTGTGTCCCAGTAATGCCGACAGTCCCTACAATACTCAGTAGCCATATCAACCTTTCTTTGATGT